AGTGCTGCCAACTTTAGCGCTGCTGATTTCTGCATCAACGCCGCCCACGCCAGCCACCAGCGGAAGCTGAAGGTTGTTGGCATTGGTTTGCGTGTACAGAATGATGCCGCCTTCCAGATCAGCAACTGTCAAAGCGGCAGTTGCATTAGCTGTATAGGTTGCAGGGGCTGGGGCATAGCCCAGTACGATTTCGTTCAGGTTGCCGTCACCGAGTTGGTAACCGCCGCCGCCGTTTGGAAGTGCCATGATAATTTCCTTAAAAAAGATGTTAAGTTAACGCCCCCGAAGGGGCATTCGGTTTAGCCCCAGATGCGGCAAGCCATTTGTGGACGGATGGCGCTGTAGCCATACAGAACGTCAATACGGCAAGGCATACGGTCGTTGTTGATGTCGTACTGACGAACAACACGCAAGCTGATACCGTTGTGAACGGCACGGGCAGCCATGTCAACGCCTTGTGGCAGCAACAGGTCAGCAGTGGCGAACGTGATGGCATCCTTGTGGTAAACCAAGTTCTGAGCGAACTGGCTGGAAGCAGCGCCAACGAAGGTCACAGTTGCGCCAGTTGCAGGCAGCACATCCATAGTAGCCAAGGCGTGGTTAGCCGAGTACATAGGATACACAGTCACAGTCCAAGTGCCAGACGATGCGGTGGCGTCAGCCAGAGCAACGAACTGATACAGCGAACCAGTGGACTCACGGGTCTGCGGATTGACTGCATTGCAAGCACTGACAGTGAACACGTCGCCAGCTTTAATGGTCGTAGACACAGAGCCTTGTTCCAGCAGGATGGTCGAAGCGCCTTCAGCGGTAACGCCTGGGGTCTTAACCAAAGTGGAAGCAGAAGCGCTGCGCGAGCCAGTGGTGTGCTGCTTGATCGACTGAGACATATTGACTTCATCGAAGCCCAGCACGCCGGTGCCCATCATGCCGTTGCGGAACTGCTTGGAGATAGTGTCGGTCGGATTAAACAGACCTTTCATACCTTCAACCAGACCGGCGTTGGCCGCTGGGTTCACGGTGGCGTAACGTGGCGACATCACAGCAGCGTTTTCGTTCAGCTTCTGTTGGGCTTGGAGCAGCACCAAAGAAGTTGAAGGAACGGTACCAGGAGTGCCAACGGTGTTACCAATGTATTTGTACGCATTGGCAACGTCAGCATCAATGCTGGAGGCCAACTGAGAAATACGCGGCTTCAGCACACGTTCTGCGAAGTCATCCAATTGCATGGTCAGTTCAGCAGATGTGAAGTTGACACCGATGTGCTTTTGGTTGGCAACCGACAGGGTGGTGAACTGCTCGTTGTCGTCCTGAACTTGCAGGGCGGCACCGTCAGTGACCAGAGCGCGGTCAGGCAGGCGGATACGCAGGGTAGAACCAATCTTGGCACCTTCAACAGCAAAGCTGTCGTCGTACTGACGGTTCACGTTACGGGTAAGAACCAGGTTGTTTTCGAGAATCTCAAGCGCTTTGCGCGTGATCATGTCGATTGTGAGGATCGAGTTTGACATTTAAATTTCCTAAAAAAAGTTAGCGGATACGTTGCGATTCGAGCTTCTTCATCTGGCGTGCCCTGTCAGCTTCAATCCACTGCGAGGCCGTCATGGTCTTGATAGACCGTGGGTCTGTAGTGTCTTGCGTTGACGAACCGGAGTTCCGAGCAGTAACAGGTGAAATCGGCGCTGGCGCTGACGTTGTTCGTTTGACCGGAGGTTCTGCGGCCAATTTGGCCTCAATTTTTCCAATCTCTTTTGCCTGACTGAGTGGCGTCATGCGTGAGATGCGTTCCGCGTCTTTGGGGTTGGAACCGAGATAGTAAGCTAACTCAGGGCCAATGTCCGAAGACTGGATCGTTTCAGCCATCACATTTGTAATCGGCAGCTTGGGGTTGTATGCGACTTGTTCAAAGTCATCATATTTAACCCGCGCTTCTTCTTCCAAATCTTGATAGCTTTCGAGAATAGCAGAGTGCTGCTTGGCTGCCTCACGCTTGGCGATCAGTTCTTCTGCCTTCTGGTAGGCCAATGCGTCTGCATAGGCTTCAGTAGACTCAAACTGGTCAGCGGTGGCAGTTGGTGCGGCCCTCAACGTCTGTTGTTCAGACTGACGCTGTGCTTGATCTCGTTCCCACTTACGTTGCTCTCTTGCAAGGCGTTTGCCGATTGCAGCATCAAGTTCCTCTTGCGAGAATGTCTTGGTTGGCTGTTCTTCGACGATTTCCGGCGTTTGAACATCAGTCGCAGGTGCAGCCGTTGCTTCCTGTTCTGGCACGGGTAGTGACTCCGCTGGTACTTCTTCTAGCATTTATGAATCCTTGGATTCCTCGGTCAACCTGGCCGATACGGTTTTTTGCATTATGCCTTATTTGAATCTTGCTCGATGTAGGCTTTTGCCCACTTCACATCATTGTTGTACGCGCTTTTGCAGTGGTCAACCTGCCAAAAAAGCATTGCGTTAACCAATTTTTTAAGCCACCAATCTTCTCGATGACTGCGACCGCTGATTGACTCATTAGGATGCCCAAACAGTAGGACAACATTAAACCATTGGCTAGTTGCTGACCAAATGCCCATAAGGTACTTACGCAATGTCATGTTAGCTGTAATACGAGATGTTCAAAATACCGCTTGCGGATTGTTGAATAAAGCGAATTTTGGTCAGGTCACCATCGTACTGAAATGGAACGCCCACCGCAATGGGCATACCAACAGTGGCAGATGGCGCCGTGCCGTCATCACGCCAGCGAACAGGAGCGCCTTCAGCCACGATCAAAGCCAAAACGGGCCTTGCGTTTAAACCCTCCGGCGATTTGGTCGGCACTGTCAGCGCAGTAGATGCGGTCAAGTCTGTAATCTGCTGGTAGCCAAAACAAGTCGTAACGGCTTTAAGGTTCATGGTCATGTCAAAATCTCCGTGGTTGTGTAAACGATCTTATGATAATCGGCGGCTCATAAGACGCATAGGGTGGCGATAGGCCAAAGTTCCAGCCGTCATTATTACCCGCGTCCGTATTTTCATAGTCGGCGTAGGCAGTCCAAGACGCGCCGCCCACGGCGTTTGAATCGCGGATGGTTAGATCGGCTACGGTCACTGTGCCGCTGGCCTGCGATATTGTCGCCTGACTGCCTGGCGTTGTTGACTGAAGGGACTTAGTGTTTGCGTTGTTTGCGGCAAACAAACCCATTGTGCTGGTTGCGCCTGCTTTGAGTTTAACGGTTCCATTGGCAATGGTAAACGTTCTAGTAGACCCTTGCGTCAGTGCATCTTGGAAGGCAAACGTGCCACCAGCGCCGTTAAAAGTTAAAGCACTATCAAACGTAACAGCGTTTGTAGTAATAGCAGTTGTGCCCGTTGTGGCTGAAAAAATAGGGCCATTATTTGACCCACTTATGATCATACCGGCGCTTAAGGTTAAGTTACCCCAAGCTATATAGTCTAATCCCGCTGTACCTGTAAAATTTGTAAAAGTTAAATTTTTGACGTGTGATCCAATTGATAAATTAACTGTGTCGGTTGCCGCAGCTATATTAAAACTAATCGCAACCGCTTCACTTCCGCCCGCTGTGTTGCCTGCGGCAATGGTTCTTGTGCCTGAAGCACCAGCATAGGTAAAATTGACAGTGGGCGTTCCTGTGTAAGTTAAATTTGTAGATGTCGCAGTATTCCAAATTGTTGCGTTGTCTCGTACAACTGTAATATTCCCAGTGCCAAACGCAATAGCGCGTGTATTGGAATTATTAGAGTTAAAAAGTCCTGAGCTTAGAGTTCGAGTAACCAAATCCAATGTACCCGCTGTTAACGTAAACGTGCGGGTAGAACCCATCGTCAAGTTGTCTTGAAGCTGAAGCGTTGCGCCTAGTGAGTTTTGAATGACTGGTCTATCAAAAAGTACGCCGTTTGTGGTAAACGATTGTGTACCGGATGTAGCGGCAAAAGTAAGCGCGCTTCCACTTACGCTAACAGTCATACCTGTTGAAAATTTAACACTACCGTAAACAAGCACAGTAGCGCCAAAACTCAAAACGCCTGCGTATCCAGTTGGATTTACACCATCCGTAAAATCTATATTTCTAATCGAGGTCGTTGACGACATAGTGAACGTGCCTGTGCCAGCGGTAACTCTGAATGAGATACTGTTGGCTTCAGTGACTGCTGTTGGCGTGATTGTCCTTGCTGTTGCACTTGAGTTGGTGCAAATGATCTGTGGCGTACCAGTGACCGTCATGGTCGTAGCACCAGTGAAAATCGTACCTGTGCTGTTCAGAGAAATTGTGTTTGTTTCAAACGCCAATGTGCCTGTAAATCCAGAACAATTTAACGTCTGAATGTCTGGGCTGATATCAAGCGTGGCTACGCCAGCCCCTGAGTTTGCATCAAATCTAGCAGTGTCCAAAGAGCTAGGAACAGCTATGCCACCAACACCACCTGATGTTAGCGCCCAGTTACTTGCGCTGTTCCAGTTTCCTGTACCGCCTGTTACCCAAAATAATGCCGCCATAATTATTCTTCCTTACAACCGCACCAAGAGCACTCTTGACCGATTAGAACAGACAGCCAATTTTTGTCAGCTTTGCAGTAGTGTTTCCACATGGTGTTCTCCTTAACTTACAACAGCCAACTTGCGAACGGTTCCACCGCTGTCTTTGATCGTAACAAAACCCGTGACGGTTTCACCACCAAGCGCGGCGTGTGTTCCATAACGAAAAAGACCCGCGCCTTTTGGAATTAAGCGAATATCAATATCCGTTGTTGCCCCAGTAGCTTCAATTTTTGGAGATGAGTTAGTGCCGTTTGCACCACCCGCAGTTTCCAAAAAGTTGATTGACGTACCAGAAGAAACATAGCCAACAGACCCATCACCGTTAAAGGCATATAAAACAGTAGCAGGGATGCTGTTTACATCACCCAAGCCGTTGTTTGCGAGTCGGTTATTTGTGACAATGGACGTGGTTATTGTAGTATCCAAGAACACACCGTAGTCTTGAGTACGACTACCGGAAGCGCGCGAGTCAAAACAACGGTTGGATGACACCACACAGTTGTTTGATGTGCCCATCAATGCAATACCCGACTTATTGAGTGCAACAGTTCCACTGTTTCGAATTACGTTTGCCGTAATCATTGAATGATTGCAGTCATTTACCAAAATTCCATTAAGTTCGGCGTTGATAATTTGGTTACCAATGACGGAAGACCCAGCCAATGCACTGACCAACTCGATACCAGAACCGCCTGTATTTTGGATTGCGTTACTGGACACGGCAACCTGAGAGCCGTCCGTCACGCGAATACCGTCAGAGTAACAATCAATGATCGTGTTGCCCGTGATAGTGCCAGTGTCCATTTGGCGGTAGCCAATGCCAACACCACAGTCGGCGATAGTATTGCCAGAAATTGTGCCCCAATCGCAAGAGTTGTAAGTGACTCCAACAATAGCACCTTTAATAAAGTTGCCCGTAACAGTAACGTAATCAGACTGGAAAACACTCACACCACCGTTGGCTTCAAGATTGTTTGCCGTGTCAATGATGTTGCCATTGATGACACACTCGTGAGAGCCTTCATCGCAACGAATACCTGAGCTGGTTGTAAAACCAACAATGTTGTTTGAGATTGTGGCTTTGACTTTATGTCCGCCGCCTATGTTGGTCGCGCCGTTGGCGTACACGTTATTTCCAATAATTCTGGCATTAACAGTGCCGAAATAAACTTCGGACGCAAACAATGGGCCTGAACCAATCAAAACACCACCAGCAACAGCGTCTGTTACTTCGCAATTCTCGACAAACACCCGATCCATCGCAGCAAATTCGCCGTTCATGTAAATGCCTGCGCGATAGGCGAAGTCATTGTCCAAGTTGTAGGAGTTCATGTAACCAGCGCCAGTGCGCTCGTTAAACACTTGGCTGGTCACATTGGTGACGTAACCGAGTGCCTCATCAACGCTGATGTTTACCGCGCTTGCTGTTTGACCCGCGCCCGTAGATGTAACGATATAAACCAAATCGTTGGGTTGCGCGGTTGATGAGCCTCCACCAACAGCCACGGACAATGGGCGACCAGCCGCTGGATACGTCATGCTTAGTGTAAATTTAATGACAAAAGGTGGCTCTGTTCCCCCACGGCTCAAATTGCCTTCAACTTTTAAACCGCGAATTTGATGGCCGTTTCCAGTCAATGCCCACAAAACATTGGACTTCAGTCCTGCGTCCGTGATAATGTCGGCAGGGTCTGGTTTGTAAATAATGCTTGACGCACCATCGCCGTAAATCAACACGTTTGACTTGCCGCCACCAGTGCCATCAACACGGATGTTTGTGGCAAGGTATGTGCCTTTTGGGACATAAACCGAACCACCAGTATTAGGCAATGCGTCAATCGCTGCTTGAATTTTGTCAGAACAAACTGTTGTGCCAGTAGGGTCTGCGCCAAAGTCTAAAACGCTGACACTCTCGCGCAGCTTGCCTTGCACAGTGGTTGCTACCGCGCCTGTTCCTGCGGGGTCATAAACTACAGTCGATGCGTTGCTTGTAATGTCAGCGCCGTTAATGCCCGTAATGTTGTCCCACGTTGCGATAAGTACATTAGTTGATGTAAATAGCGAAAACTTATAGTTTTCGCCCGCAGTCAACCAAATTTCACCTGTGGCAACACGGCCAGCAGAATTGAGAATGATTGGGTTAGTGTGTGCCGTAGCGCCTGACGCGCTAGTGTAAGTGGCTTGCGGTGTGGTTGTCCCCGCAGCATAAGAATACAGCTTGCCGCCCGACAAAATAGTGCCGTTATTGTCAAGAAATTGAGCGCCTGCGCCAGCGAGTGCGGAAAGATTTACAGTCATGCTAAGAACCTCAATTTGTACAAAGTGCGAAGATAGACTTCAATGATGTTGTCAATCAACTGTTGCAGCGACGAGTCTGATTTATCGCACACATTGTACCGAGCAGCTTCAATCTCAGCCAACGAGTCTTCTAGGAACTCAATGACGTTGCTGGTCTTCTTTGCCGAATGCAAGGTGATCGGGCCGATCAAACCATTTCGGCCTTGGTAGGCTTCGGCAAAATCATCGGCAGCGCCAACGATGCGGCTATAAAAAATGTTGAGCGCTTCGTGCTTGCTAAAGCTGCGGGTGTTCAAGTGAACGCTGTGCGTCACATCACGGGCTAGGAACAGGATTCCTATAAAGTCAGCGCATTTCATTGTGGCATCCCCATTTGTTGTTCAGGTGGCGTCATCTCCATAGGCATGGATTCCTCGCGCATCTCAGGCATCTGGTTCATCATGCTTTGCGACTCCATCGCGGCAGCAACAACGCCCATAGCGATGTCCTGAATCTGCTGTTCGGTCATACCGGCCTGCACTGCGCTAATCCGCTTGGTTTCGGCGTCATACACTTTGACTTGGGCTTCAAGGTCTTTGCGCTGCATGTCTTGCATTTCAATGGACTTGCCGACGTTCTGGATCATCTGGTGCATCTGCTCCATCTCTTGACCCATTGCCTGCATCTGCTGTTGTGCGGCTTGCAGTTCTGGATTTTCGTCGGCATCGCTAAGCAATTGCGGATCAATGGTTTTCTTGAACCGTTTAGCCATCTCTTGAGCGCCAGGCCAGTCCATGTTCTTGACGAACAAATCACCAGCGACTTGCCACAGTTGCGGGTTGCCTTGCAACAGTTGGGCCATAGCCTCCAACGCCTCTTGACGCTTGGTCGCGTAGCCAGGGCCGGTGGTAGCCACCACATCGTACTTGCCGACGCTTGGGTTGTAGACCTTCTCAATCACAATGCCCTGCTCGTCAACGATCTTGTTAACCGGCTGCTCTTGATCAGGGTTAATCTTGATCATCTCAGTCTCGCCATCTTCACCGATGATGCGAGCAATGCGCTGAGTGTCGTAAATCTTGGGGATCAAGTCCACAAGCTGACGGGCAACGTGCCGAACGCCGCGAGACAAGTTGTCGCCGTAGTGGTAGGTGCCCACATCGCCCTCACGCTGACGCGCAAGAATGGCTTTTCCTGAGCGCTCGTTGCTGCCCATGCCCAAAGAGGCGTTGTATTGGCCGGTTGTGGACTTGATGTCCTCAGAAGCGCCCGCTTTGGCTTGCAAAAGGCCGCTGGAGGCCATCGGAGGCTGTGCCCGCTGGGGTAGCGGCATGGCAGAGCCTTGGCCGTCTGTAACGTCTGGATTGACCTCCAAATACGGCCAATTGGTCGTGTTAGCGGTCTTCCACTTGTCTTCGTAGCCTTCAAACTGCCCGCCGTAGCCGATAAATGGCGCTTTAGGGGCCAAAGCCAGCATCTCGGCCTCTTGGCTGACCCAGTAGTTGTACATGCGCTGGGCGTCCTTGGCGTTACGCACAAGGCCAGACACATACAACCGACCATCAACCTCAAACTCGTTACCGACAATGCGGATGACGGGAATCCACTTGCCCGCCCACTCGCGTTCTTCAAGAATTTCGTAGCCGTTGATCTTGCAGTATTTAACCTTTTGGCGGTCAGACTCGCGGCTGCGCTTGGGCTTGCCGTAGATGGCCTTTAGCTGCTTGTCTTCGGGAGAGCCGTCAAACGCCGTGATGTTGCCTGGGTACAAGTTCAGCGTTGCGCGGTCATAGTCGATGTAATAGTAGTCGGCAACACGAATCGTGTCTTCGTTCAGCCAGTTGCTGATCGACTGGTCGCCCACACCCAAGGATTGCAAAGTTGTAATGGGCGCGGCGTTTGGGTACTGGCGCTCGTACTCTGCGCGGGTCAGGTCTTCAGTGACAAAGCAATACTTGGCATCCGCACCAGTTGGGTCTTGGATCATCGGGTCCATGTAGACCGAAAACGAGTTGCGAATGCGCCCAATCTTGATGTCCTGATCGAACGTGTTGTCGTCGCAATACTCGGTGAGCAGGCGCAAATAGCCTTCGCCGTAAGCCACCTGGTTCTCGCAGGCCGTGTCGTAGGCCACATCAGCGTCTGACAGGTACTCAATGTGCCTAATCATGCCGTTAAAGATTTCGGCCACTTGCACATCGGCCTTGTCGTCCACGGGGATGACTTTGGCACCTGGCCGGTTCTGCCGCTGGTCGTTGGTGACTTGGCGCACATGCTGCGGCAGCTTGTTGATCGTCAGGCACGGGCGGGCGTTGATGGTTTGCCCCTGCACCGCGCCGCGAGTCGCCAGCACGTCAGCAGGCCACTGCCAATGGTTGTCGGGTGAACCGGCGTAGAACTTCAGGTCATCAATCTCATCTTCACGCGACTCAGACAAGGCCGACATCGCCATATCAAGCCGTGAGCGTGCGGTAGCCAACACGCTGGCGTTGGTTTTGTCTTTAGCCGAACCACCAACAGCAACGGCTGCGGCGGCGACGATGCCTGTTGGGTCTGCCATGTTATTTCTTTTCTGCTTTACGCTTGACCGAATAAGCAATTGCCACGGCCTGTTTTACAGGCTTGCCAGCAGCCACTTCAGCCTTGACGTTTTTGCGAAAGGCTTCGGGTGATTTGGATTTAACGAGTGGCATTACTTCTTCTTCGCAGTCTTGGCAGACTTTATAAAGTCTTGCTTGGTCGGCGCAGCCTTGCTGCCGACTTTGTTCATCTTCTCGCCAGAGCCGGCTTTGATGCGCGCTTGTTTTGCGTGAATGTTTGCGTAGAGACCAGGTTTAGTTGCCATGATTAGCACTTCCATCGTTTGAGTGATGCCTTGGCGCGTTCTGCATCGCCTTTGGCGTTCTTGACTACACCTTCCATGCGGGCACAAAAGCTAGCCTTGCGGCCCTCGTCTGCCTTGGTCTTGGGGTTAGGGGCTGGCGGCTTCAAGTTGCTGCCGGTAGCAGCGTTGTACTTCTCGCGGCCTTTGGCAGTCAGGCCCGCGCCCTTGGACACCGGCAGTTTTTCGCCGCGACCTACGCTTAGAGAAACCCCTTTT